ATGTTTTTCGGATCGCAAAAATTATCTAGGCACAAAAAATTTACAGTATTTACATTTGCGCTATATTAGATGTGTGGTATTTACTCAAATCCTAGTAAAAATGCGGTATTATACCATATATTTACATTTACGCTATTGTAAATAAAAACATTTACAGTTCTATGGCACTAATCACCAGAAAAGAGGCAGCGGAACAGATGGGAGTTACCATCCAAGCTGTATATATGGCTATAAAACAAGGTAGGCTAACGGCTATTAAAGATAATCAAGGTAAAATCGTAATTAATTCAGACACTATGAAAGATGAGTGGTCTAAAAAGAGTGAGCCTAAATTAATTAAGAAAATAGAGCATAAAACATATAAATCTTCACAAACTTCAACAGAGTTTCCAGAATATGGAGAAAGTAAAGCAAGAACAGAACATCTAAAAGCAGAGTTATTAGAGCTAGAACGTCAAGAAAAAGAAAAAAGTCTTGTGTCTGTAGAAGAAGTAAACACAATGTGGCAAACAATTATTACTAACACTAGAAATAAAATGCTAGGTGTTGCTGCAAAAGCACAACAAAGATTACCTGATTTAGATAACAGCGCTGTTAGTTGTATTGATGACATTGTTAGAGAAGCATTAGAAGAGTTAGCTGCTGCATGACAAGTATTGTTGATTTACAAAAACTAGCTTATTCAGCATTCTTGCCACCAAAAAAACTTACTCTTAGCGAATGGGCAGATGAATATGCATATCTTTCTGTAGAAAGTTCTGCGGAGGGTGGTAGATGGCGCACGTTGCCATATCAAAAAGGAATTATGGATGCAGTCACTGATCCTGACATTGAGCAAATATCAGTAATGAAATCTGCAAGAGTTGGATATTCAAAAATTCTTAATCACATTATTGCTTATCACATTCATAATGATCCTTGTCCAATAATGATTGTGCAACCGACTATTGAAGATGCTACTGGTTATTCAAAAGAAGAGATAGCGCCAATGCTTCGGGATACTAAATGTTTGCAGGGATTAGTAAGTGACGCAAAAGCAAAAGATGGTCAAAATACACTTCTACAAAAATTATTCCCTGGCGGTAATCTTACGTTGGTTGGTGCTAACTCACCTAGAGGCTTTAGAAGAGTTAGTAGACGTATAGTTTTGTTTGATGAAACAGATGGATATCCAGCATCTGCCGGAACTGAGGGTGATCAAATTAAATTAGGAATAAAGCGTACTGAATTTTTTGCTAATAGAAAAATAGTCGCTGGCTCTACACCTACAGTTAAAGATTTTAGTCGTATAGAAAAATTATTTAAGCAAACAGATCAACGCCGATATTATGTTCCATGTCCTAATCCTAAATGTAATCATATGCAGTATTTAAGATGGGCTAATTTCGAGTGTTTTGAAAATGATCCAAGTACAACAATATACAAGTGTGAAAAGTGTAATTACCATATCCCACATTCAAAAAAAAGATGGATGGTAGAACGTGGAGAGTGGCGAGCTACTGCACCATATAACGGCAAACACGCTGGTTTTCATATATGGGCTGCATATTCATATTCACCAAATGCAACTTGGCAAAATTTAATGGAAGAATACCTTGGCTGCAAAAATGATCAAGAACAACTTAAAACATTTATTAATGTTACTTGTGGAGAAGTTTATGAGGATGAGTATCACACTAAAGCAAGTGCGGATGGACTATCTAAACGTGCTGCCGAGGAAAAATATAAAGAAGGCGTACCACCGAAAGAAGTATTAATTTTGACTTTAGGTGTTGACGTACAAGATGACCGACTAAGTATGTCTGTTATTGGTTTTGGTCGTAATGAAGAAATGTATTTAATTGATAGGAAGGTTATATATGGATCTCCAGCTAGAGCGGATCTTTGGAAACAGCTTGATGAGGTTTTGCAAGGTAAATATACAAACGAGGAAGGTCAAGAGTTAAAAATAGATACAGCAGCAATCGATACCGGCGGCCACTATACGCAAGAAACTTATCAGTATGTCAGAGAACGTAAACAGTTAGGAATAATTGGCATAAAAGGTATGGGTCAAAAAGGAAAGCCAGCTTTAGGTAAACCAAGTAAGGTTGATATTAACTTTTCTGGAAAAGTTCTTAAGAGAGGGTTTGAATTATTTCCAGTTGGCGTTGATACTATAAAAACAACACTACATAACAAGTTAAAAGATGCAGAAGTAGGGCAAGGTTATATACATTTCTATCCAACAACTAAAGCTAGTTACTTTGAGGAGCTTACGGCAGAGAGGCAGATACTTAAATATAAAAATGGTTATCAAGAGCGTGTTTGGGTTAAGAAAAACAATCAAGCTAACGAAGCATTAGATGAAATGGTGTATGCATATGCTAGTTTTCAAAGATTATTGCAAAAATATGACCGCAGAACTATTTATGATCAGTTTGCTAAGAGATTTGACAGTAAAAAGCCTCTAAAGGAAGATAAGATAAGATTAAATCAAACTAAATCGGCTAAAAAGTCGAATTTTGTCTCTAATTGGTAAAAAAAGTGACTTTTCCAAATGAAATTCGTGCAGGAGATTATGTTCAATGGAGGATTCCAGCGAGTCAAGATGTATTCGGAAACTCTATAAGCAGTCCAGATTGGTCGGTTGTTTATTATTTAAGAACAAATACAGGCCCAATAGGTGCAACTGTTAATAGTTCTGCATTCAATGATGGTTTCCAATTTACTATTGCGAGTAACGTAACTGCTACATTTACTGCGGGTTCTTGGTTTTATCAAGCAGTTGCCAATAAATCCGGAGCAGAAAAACAAACAATATATACAGGTCAGTTTAAAGTTTTAGAATCACTTGAATATTCTGGAACTGCTCTTAATTATGATGGACGTAGTCAGGTAGAAAAAGACTTAGCAATAATACAAACAGCTATTAGGAACATTATTAATGGTGGTGCAATACAGGAATATAAGATTGGAACAAGAACAGCAAAGAAATATGAGTTATCCGAGCTTATACAATTAGAAAGTAGATATAAAGCAGAACTTGTTAGAGAAAAGCAAGCAGAAATGATTGCTAATGGTCTTGGTAATCCAAGAGCTACATTTGTTCGTTTTAACGAGGCATACTAATGGGAATAAGATCAAACATCAGTTCGGCTGTAAAACGTGTTTTAGGTTTTGGTACTAAAGCTAATCCACTAAAAAATTTACGAGCATACCAAGGTGCATTAGTTTCTAGGCTTACTTCCGATTGGATGAGCAGCCAGTTGAGTGCCGATGCCGAAATAAGGAATAGTTTGCGTAAGCTAAGAGATAGATCAAGAGAATTAGTAAGAAACAATCCTTATGCTAGACAAGCAAAACGTACAACACAAATAAATATTGTTGGCAATGGCATGAAGTTTCAATCTCTTGTTGTACAACAAAGAGGCGGCAAAAGAGATCAGCGAGTAAATAATATTATTGAAGAAGCATGGTCAGAGTGGTCACAGGCAGATAGTTGTGATTGTGCTGGTAAATATAGCTTTCATCAATTTGAATGGTTAGCCGCTGGTGCATTATGTGAATCAGGAGAAGCAATATTTAGAATTGTTAGAAAACCATTTGGTAATTCTGAAGTGCCACTTGCTTTGCAAATGATTGAAAGTGATTTGCTTGATGAAGAATATGATGGCAAAACACTTAACAAAAAGAATGAATGGCGTAATGGTGTTGAAGTCGATGAATGGGGCAGGGCGTTACGTTACGCGATATTAACTAAGCATCCTGGCGATGCATATTATCTAGATTATTCTGCAAACCGAAAGCTACATATCTTTATACCAGCAGAAGATATTATTCATCTATTCTTACCAGAAAGACCTGGCCAAAACAGAGGTGTTCCTTGGTTTCATAGTGTTATGGCTGATATGCACCAATTACAAGGCTACGAAGAAGCTGCTGTTATTAGGGCAAGAGCCGGTGCAAGCATTATGGGCTTTATACAAAATGATCAAGGAGAACTAATTGGAGATGATGTCCAGAACAATCAACGCATACAATCCTTTGAGCCTGGTACTTTTCGTTATCTTATGCCTAACGAATCTGTTACTGTTCCTGACATTGATTATCCAAGTCAGCAATATGAGATGTTTGTGAAAAACAAAATTAGGCGTTTCGCGACCGGAATTGGGTGCAGCTTTGAAACGATTAGTAAAGACTTTTCAGAAACTAACTATTCAAGTTCAAGATTAAGCTTGTTGGAAGATAGAGAACATTGGAAGTTTTGTCAGAAATATATAATAGATAATTTTCATTTTCGTATTTTTAAAGAGTGGCTAGATCTTGCTGTTTTATCTGGTGTTATAGATTTTCCTGATTATGCTTCTAATTCAAAAAGGTATTGCAAACCAAGATGGACACCCCCAGCACAACATTATGTTGATCCACTTAAAGAAATAAAAGCTTACAGGGAAGCAGAACAAGCTGGTTACATGACTAAATCACAAGTTATAGCTCAGACAAATGGTGGTGATTATGATGATATTGTTTCTGAGATTGCAAGAGAGCAAGAGGTTGCCAAGGGGTTAGGTGTAACATTAGACAAAGATCTAGATCTTGAAGTAGAGATGGGGCAAATGTCGCTTGATCTATCTCCTAATCAATCAGAACAACCAGCAAGGTCTAGAAAACGTAAAAAGTCTAGTTAACTATGGCAAATGTTAATGGTGTCGACATAAATCTTATGCCTACTAAAGGTATGAGAACAGAAGCAGAGCGTTACCGTGCGTGGAAAAAAGAAGGCGAGGGCGGTGGGACAGACGATGCTAGGACAAGAGCAACACAAATATTAAGCGGAAATGAGCTATCACCTGATACTGTTATTACAATGAATGCATGGTTTGCTCGACACGAATCGGACAAATCGGGCAAAGGTTTCCGTCAGGGCGAAGAAGGCTACCCTTCAAATGGGAGGGTGGCTTGGGCCGCTTGGGGCGGTGACGCTGGTCAAACTTGGGCTAGCTCAAAGTCAAATTCAATCAAAAAAGCTAGGGAGCGTTCTATGACTGAAGAAACCAAAACAGTTGAAGAAAGAGCAGAACCCGATGGTCTGAAAGTCGGTGATTTTGTATCTTGGAATTCTAGTGGTGGTCGAGCTAGAGGAAAAATTGATCGTATCGCAAGAGATGGTTCAATTGATGTGCCTGATAGTTCTTTCACTATTACTGGTACAGCAGATGACCCTGCGGCACTTATTACTTTGTATCGAAATGGGGAGGCTACTGACAGAAAGGTCGGCCACAAATTTTCGACACTTACAAAAATTGCGGCGATTAGAACAATTGATGCTGGAGATAAATTCGAGCGTAAAGAGGTTACGGACTTCAAAAATGTGAAATCACGCACATTTGAGTTTCCTTTTTCATCTGAATATCCAGTAAAAAGATATTTTGGTAACGAAATATTAAGCCACGATGAGGGCGCGGCAGACTTATCTCGATTAAATGACGGCGGTGCTGTTCTCTTTAATCACGATATGAACAAGCCAATTGGTGTTGTTGAGTCCGCAAGAATAGATTCTGAGACAAAACGTGGATACGCTAAAATTCGCTTCTCGCGCAATAAATTTGCTTCTGAGATCTTAGAAGACGTTAAAGATGGTATTTTGCGCGGAATAAGTTTTGGTTATCAAATAAATGATATTGATGAGACTGAGGAAGGAATGCTTGCCAGATCATGGTCTGTACACGAATTATCGGTTGTAACAGTTCCAGCAGACCCCACAATTGGTTTTGGTAGAAGTTTGATAGAACCCTCACAAGGTAATAGTATTAGTATGGAAGATAAGTCTCCTCTTGAGGAGATAAATTCTGCGGTTGAAACCGCATCACCCTCGGTTCGTACAATGGAAGAATCAACTAAACAAGAAACTGCGGTTGATACGGCAGAAGCCGTAGAGATCGATATCAAGGCCGAAGTTCAACGTGCTATTGATGAAAATAATGCTCGTACAGCATCAATCACTTCTCTATGTCGTGAATTTGGAAAGTATGGAGCAGAAGAGCTTGCTGATAGCTTAATCAGAGGAAACAAATCCCCAGAAGAAGCAAAAGCAGCAATCCTCGACCTTGTAAAAAACAAGGCAGAGGTAAGTAATTCCCCAATTCGTTCTACTGACATGACAACAAATGAAGTTGGCTTAGACCAAAAAGAAATTAAGCAATTCTCTTTTTTAAGAGCATTAAATGCTTTAGCAAACCCAACAGATCGCGCTGCACAAGAAGCAGCAGCTTTCGAGAGAGAGGTATCTGATGCAGCTTCTAAAAAATATGAGAAGCCAGCAAACGGAATCCTTGTTCCTAACGAAGTTCTTAGAAGAGACTTAAACGTAGGTACAGCAACTGCTGGTGGTAACTTAGTTCCTACAGAACTACTTGCTGGATCATTTATTGACATTCTTCGTAAGAGAATGGCAGTTATGGCTACTAACCCAACAATGCTTACTGGATTGTCTGGAAATGTATCAATACCTAGGATGACATCTACATCAACTGCGTATTTCGTGGGTGAGTCAGGCGCTCCAACAGAAAGCCAGCAAGCTTTCGATCAGGTCAACATGACACCTAAGACAATTGGTGCATTTGTTGATTACTCAAGACGCTTGTTATTGCAGTCATCCATAGACGTTGAGGCTATGATTAGGGATGATATTGCGAAGGTTATTGCTACTAAGTTAGACAATGCAGCTATCTATGGTTCTGGTAGTTCAAACGAGCCACTTGGTATCAA